ACAATTTATACACCATTTCTGAGCTGGTGCATTTGGAATAAAATCATTACCACATTTTTTACACTTTTTAGATTTATACTGTATTGTACCAACGGAGGTACTAAATGAAGGTTCTGGTGTAATCACAGGTTGAATATCAAGTTTTCTATAAAGATATTCCCTTTTCTCCTCTGGTTTCTTACCGTTATCAGGTAATTTATATCCCATTTTTGTACAATCTTCACAATACTCATCAGAGGATTTAGCTGATGGAAGAAATGTACAGTCGCACCACAAACACGTTTTCTCAGGAATAAATTTTGGGTGTAATTTATTTTTTGCCATTACTCTGTCTCCTATCGCCATACCATATTTTATTAACTCTATCTTTTAAGTTAGATACTTCTATTTCAATCTTACGTAATCTACGTAATATATACTTAGTTTTTCTATTCTTATAATATTCTTTGAAAGCAGAAGCAATATTACCCATACTCTTCATAACCTGCCTCCCTCATGCGTTGTAGTTTCTCAGGGCGATTATGTACTACCATTTGATAACCGCCACCTTTAGCTTTTCTAAACTCAGCTCCAGGGTGTTTTTTCATTTTATCAGCAAGTTGATTTTCATTACAACCTAATGCCCACGATAATCTTTCATTTTCTGCATAACAAATATTAGTTTTATAAGTTTTATTAATAACAGTATTTTTATCTACACATTTAACTTGTAACAATGTACTACAGTTTGGACATATAGGATTTAATCTATTATGTCCGTATACACCATCTTCAAAATAATTATCACATTTATTACAATAATATCTAACTACATAAATTGCCATTATTTAACCCTAATAATCCATTTCTTAGGAATCCATAATATTCCAAGAATATCATTCTTATTAGTTTTACCTATAGTATGACTAACTTTTATAAAAGTTTTATCTTCACCAATATAAAAAGCATTGGTCTTACAAAATGATTCTTCGTATAATTCTTTTGAATGTAATACTTCATCAATTGACTTCCATCCACCTTTAGAAATTGCATCAATCCATTCAAGATAAATTTTGTCACCAAAGGACTTTTTTAATCTCATTTGTTTTTCTTTCGGCGATATAATTTTTTAGATTTATGTGTACCAGTTATAGTACCTTTGTTCTGACTAGCATAAAACACATTCTTTCCTTTTTCAGAACCATACTCCTTTATCATATTAGCCAAAATCTTTTTGCCTTTTTTAGTTAGCGGCATGATTCCTTTAACTCCTCAGTTACTAAGTATTTTTTTAAACTTAATTTACATATATCTGATGGTACTGCAAATATAAAATCATTAGCAGGAAATATACCACCAATAACTATACCAACAAGTTTGTTGCCAAAAAGTAAAGGCCCCCCACTATTTCCAGGGTTAGCAGGACAATCAGTAATTAATAATTTACACATTCCAAAATAAGGTTCATAAACTCTTATAGCAGAAACAATACCTTTGGTCATAACAGGGTAGTAACCAAATGGATTGCCAATTGCTATTACTGTTTGTCCAACTTTAGGTTTAGTAAATCTTAATACAGGTTCTTTATTCCAAGTATTAACTTTTATAAACCCTACGTCTATATTATCTTCTTTATACCAGCTACTTGCGTGAACTACATTGCCATTTAAATATGTTATATAAATTAAATCAGCATCTTGTACAATATGACCCGCAGTCAATATAATATCATCTTGTACAAAAACTCCACTGCCTTCCCACAACTCACCACTTATAGAAATAACTTCAATCTTTACAACTTCAGGATCAGTAGGTAAATATTTAATATATAATAATCCAGCAATTACTATTAGATATAATATTATTCTAACTTTTCTAGTCATTAGGTTGTCCTGTTTGTTGGTTTGGAGAAGAACGGCTACCCGCCCTACTTTGCTGTTGGTACATATTCTGTGTTTTTGCAGCCGATGATAATTCTGTTATCCCGCCTTGTTGACCTTGTGGCATCATCTTATAATCAATAGATTCAAGTTGTTGTGGTAAAACACCTTTATACCACTGATTAAAAGTATCAATATCTTTATATCGTGCCAATGTCTCATCTATTGTAGCAAAGTCTAATGAAATACCTTGTTGTGCCCTTAATTGTAATGTTGGTAGAATCCATTGAGTAAGTAATTCCATCATCCCTCTAAATTTAGTTTCTGGATTAGTTCTTTGAGTTGAATAAGGAACTACCTTAAATATATAATCATAAAAATCCCCAACTTTACCGCTATCAGAAAATATAGAAGGTAGTGTTTCACCTAAACCTGGGATCATTTTTTCTACTCGTTCATAAGTAGTAGGGTTAACCCAATAATTCCAAGCTAATTTATTTACAATAGAAGAATCAAAAGCATCAAACCTTGTAAGCATATTATAAATAATTCGAGTAGCATTTGCCATTAACATTTGCTCTTGACCAAGTGTAGGAGCTTGAGCAGAACGACCACCAACTACATCTGCATTACCCCCCTCCTTAGTAAACTCATTAAGAATAAAATTAACCCACTCATAATTAAGTGGATTAACCCCGCCAGTATGCATATCTTTGATTAAGGCTAAATTATTTACTCTAACTGTCCCATTTGTAGGAGTTTTAGTTATTCTTGCTACATCATCTTCAGCACCATCTTCATAAGCTAAGAAATCTTTTTGTGCCTCTGCTTGCTGTCTCATCTTTTCAATAAGAATATTGACAGTAACATCCTTATCGTACCAAGCCCATGCAGGAGGAATTGGAATTGGTGTCTCAGGAAAATGATTATAACAAAGATAATCGTAAGGCCCACCTGGAGGCCCATCCCATTCTACTGTTTTTAATATCTTAGTTGTTTTACCATCAGGCATTATAGTAATTATAATATTTTCATCTGCTAAATAAATATCTATAAAAGTAGAATAATCTCTGATAGACAGCAGGTTTCTATCAAAGTCAGGTTTAGATATTTCTTCTGGTGAGTAATCTTCAAATAAGGTTTGATCTGCAACAATCAAATCTGCAAATTTTTTACCAAAAAACTCTTTAGCATATTCAGTTGGTAATCTATAAATATCTCCTTCAATTATAAAATCCTGCCGAGATTTTGCTGATGCATCACCAATGTAGTTTGTATTGTCAATAACTTGTACACTGGGGACTCCTAACTGATATGTGTCCTCACCATAAGTTAAACTCTTATCATGTATCAAAGTTGTTTTAGTTATACCAGCACCAAACATAGAGTTTACAGCACACGGTACTAAAATATTTTCAGCAAATTTAAGTTTATCAATATAAAAATTTAATGCTAATTCAGTAGTATAAGCCCAGGGTCTAAGGCTTGCAACCTTAGTTTCAACCATAACCTTTGGGTTGCCCTCAACTAAGAAAGGTACAATAGTACTTACACCACGATCAATTAAATTAAGAGTATGAGTTCTTTTATATCCAGTATCATAAAATCCAGAAGCTCTAGCAGTAAGCATTTGCTGTGTATGCTTATATGGCCCCTCATTTAACTTCTGCCATGCAATAACTAATCTTTGTATCTTCTTAACAAAGTTCAGTTTAATGTCTTTAGTATTTAGTGGGTGAATAGGCATTACCAACGCTCTCTAATATATTGTTTATTCTCTTCTTTTTCCCCTTGCCATTGTCTGTATCTATGTTCAAATGAATTTACAGGGGGAATCTTTGTTTGTCTCAAATCTGCTGGATGGGCCTCATTCATAGCCAATACGCATAATCCTACAGCTATAACTCTATCTCCATGAGCATATTCAGCACCAGTAGTTTCATCTAATGAATTAGATGCTCTAACATCTATCTTGTGTACATCGAACATATAATCTTCAAGTTCATTCATAGTTGCTTCATCATGTAAAATTAAGTATCTATATAATCGTGTATCTTTTAAACTCTCAGTTAAAGCAGCATCAAGTTGAGTAAGCATATCCATCTTAGAACCATTTTGCCCAGGAGTACTACGCCAACCACGATACATACTTCTACCATGTTTTAATGAACGCTCATTACGATTTATATAAACTCTGTTATATCCATATTTAGTAATTCTCTTATCAAATGTATCACCAGGGCCGTTTGCTTCCCAGATTAAATAAGCATTACCTAACCACTTACAAGTTGCTATAGCCAATTCAGCAAAATCAGAAACATCAATATAAGGATTAGCATAAAGACCAAGTATTTCTTGGGTATTAACATTGCATACAGCCAATACTGAGTTGGAAGCACCTGTACCACGACTAATATCACAAGCCACGATATAATTATGAGTAATATCAGGTTTAAAATTACCATCTAATTTACCCCACCAATAGAATAATTTTTCTGGTGTTATAGTTGTAAACTGTATATTAGTTACTTTATTTTTTATAATATCAAATTTCAGTTGACCTTTATATTGTGGTCTTACCAAATATGTTGATCTAAGTCTATGAACTATCTCTGGATTAAAGAACATATCAGCAGAACCTTGAGGAACCCGTAAGATATTTTGAGCTATATCCATCTTGGATTGTGACCGTATTTCCTCAGCATCAAACCATATACTTCTATCTCTACCAAAGTTCAGTTCTCCACCATCGGCCACAAAATGAATATCATATTCTCTTAACTCTTCTTTTATTGGATCAACTGCTATAAGTTGCATGGATTCAATATTATTAAATAAGTTACAACGTTTTCTATAATAATCAATATCTTTGATTTGAATTATACCAGCAGAAGGAGAACAATACAATCCTTGATTTTTCTCAGGGTTATCCTCAAAACCAAGAGTTACTACTTCAATCTTATTACTTCTAAGCAATTTTGCATAAGGATGTCCTGCACCCCACTTAAAATGTGTAGAATTATAAATACAACATTTGGATGTTTCACGAATATTATCAATTATATTTTGAGCTATTTGAGGTTCAATACGAGCCACTTCATCTACTAATACAGATACAGCCCTATTACCAGCACCAAAACTTTCATTAGTTGCCTCACCTTCTATCATAGCCCCATTATCTAAATTTTGTAGAAACTTATGTTTCTTCATAAAATTAATTTTTACCCATGCTGGTAAAGTATTAATAGCATAAAGTATTTTATGAAACAAACATTGATGTGGCCCAACAATAATTCCTTCTTTAATCTCCACTGATTGATCTACCAAATCCTCTTTTCTGGAACCAACAAGGAAAGATGTTAATGGACTTAACCACCAATACAATGTATACATTTTACATATTATTTCTGTTGCACCTTCTTTACGACTTTTATCTGCTACTAAATCATGTTGACTATCAATAGCATCTTTTATTCTATCTACAAATAAAACCTGTTTAGGCTCTCTAAGAATAAATGGTCTATTTCTATATCCTGGTAAACTATCTGCATCATAAACCCAAAAAGCAGAATTAAATGCAATTTGTGGTTTTGCAAAACACATCTCTAAATATACTTTTTGTGCATCTTTATCTGTAGCAAGATAGGAATGAAGCTCCTGTCGCTTCTCTATATTTTCCTTTAAGTCTTTTGGAAAGGCTTTTAAGAATAATTCTGGAGTATCTACAGTACTAAACTTCATGTGATTCTATAACTTTATTTGGACTATCACTAAAGATACGACCGGCTAAACGCTCTATCTGCTCATTTACAATTTTACCATCAATAGTAACATTAAGAGTTTTATTATCAACTTCTAAAGTATGTTTGCTACGCCAATCATCACTACCTAATTGTCTATCAATATTACATAATATAAACATTAAAAGATTATGATTAGCCGGTTGTTTATTCTTAAATGTAGTAGTTTCAGTTTTTACGAGATTCCCTTCAGCATCATGAATAGTTTTAGTCTTAGAGGTTTCATAATCATATCCAGCAGCCTCTAATAATCCCTTAGCTATAAGTCTTTTCAACTGTCCAGATTTACCCTCCGTATAAGCAGCAGCAAACTCTGGATATTTTGTTCTCCAGTTATCTATAGTATCTGAACAAACGCCAAGAAGATAACCTAATGATTTTCTAGTAAAACCAGCAGCAATTAACCTTGAGGCCATTTCAGCATATTCAGGTTTATACTGACTTAATGGATGTATTTTAACTGGCTCTACAGTTTCTACTTCAATCTTAGTAGAAGTTAAATCTGGTTTATTTTTCTTGGCCATAATATAATATTCTGAATAAGCAAATATCTGTGTACATGGCAAGCCACAGTTTTATGGGCACTACTCACACCAGTCTTTTGCTTACCCATTTAATAAACCCCTATTCATAGTTATTCTCCCATGAATTAAGAGTTAATAGACCTTGCTACTAATCCTACGTATTTAATCATTAAATACTAACAGTAGTAGTAAAACTAATGATTATAACGATTATATCAATTATAGTAATTATACTATTTATACTAATGTTAAGTAATTATATAATATACTAATATATTTAATAATCATTATAATCTATATATTACATTACTTAATCAGTACATATCCTTATGTACCTCTATATATATATGACCAAAAAAGCCAAAATTCTGAAATTTTTATAGAATGGCGGATTTTAGTGATATTATAATAGAGAGTGTAATTTGTAAACTACACTTGACATAAATAGAATATGTGTTATAATTACTATAGAAAGGTAGATTATGGAAACTAATGATATGATAATTAAGTTATTAACAAAGATTTGTCCAGGGCCAATAGGTCGAGGATTAACAATACAAAAAGCAGCTAAAGAACTAAACATTACTCATCGTACAGCAAGGTATGAATTGGAAAAATTTAAGAAAGATTATCCTCAAGCATGGGAGGAATTTGAGAAATTAAGGAATATAGCAAAACAAGATAGGTATAAGTTAAGATGGAAAGAACATCCTGATCGGCAATTAAAATTAAAATTATTTAGCGAATTATTAGGAGAAACTAAATCTAAAGGTAATGATAATATTGATTATAACGATTATGATGATTATATTAATTATAAGCAGACCTTTTAAGGTCAGATAACTTTTAGTTAGGAGAAGTTCTAATGAATAATCAAAATGGTAATTTATTAAATAAATTAGTTATATGCCCTTATTGTGGTTGTGATGCTTGGTTCATTAGAGCTAATCATGTACAATGTTTTGTATGTAGAGCATTATTTGCACCAAAGGATATTATTGCTAAGAAGAATGTATATAGTATTAATATGAATTTAAGATTTCTTAAAGATGTTAGTGATTTTAAAGATCATCTGGAAGAAGAATGAAATGGTATTATTATATAATTTGTTGGTTAACTATAAAACTAATATTAGATATTATTACTTTATTAATATTAATGTTTAAATTTTTAAAGAATGGAAATTAACTATGGAAAATTATATTTATGGTATAGTTTGTATATTATTATTAATTGGTTGTGTATGGTTTATTATTGAAGGATTAAGACAAACTGAGGATAAAAGTAGAAAGTACTATTGGGCAAAAAGAAATTATTATAAAAAATATATATAAAATTTTTCTAAGGGTGTACATCCCGTTACGCAACTCATTTCATATTGACCTACCACGCCATCGGATAGCTACTCTGCACAAGCTAAGTGTGTATCGCCACCGGCCTCACGCACACGCCCGCCCGCTTTCATATAGTCATATCATAAGTTCACGCTGCTGCTCTATTCCTGACGCAAGGCTACTTCAGCCTGAGAAGGCTTCCGTGACGCAAGGCTTAGTCCTATAATAGAATCTTTATATATTCTCACTTTTATTAAAGATTATACTTGCTTCTGTCGATAGATATGTTATACTTTGAGTGGAGGTGAAATATGGGTAATGAAAGAATCTGGATTTATAAAGATGAAGTTTCTTTATTATTTTGGAACTGGTTATTGAATCAAATACAGTTTGAAAGACAAATGAGTAATGACGAAATAAAAGCTATTGAAATAAAGATTGTTACCATTTCAGATAATAAAGATTAAGTACACGGGACGGAGAGGTGAAAATAGAAGTGCAGCTTGCCGATTAAACAGGCAACATAAGCAGGCGTAAAGTAAGTGGATGGGGTTAGGGCGGGCTGTGTATTTAGTACAGTACTTAATTAAATGAGG